TTAGCTTTCGCTTTCTTCTGAGCTGTACTCCACATCAGTGAGCTTAACCTCAAGCTCTAAGCCCGTCGTGAAGCCACTATTATTCAGGCTGTGAGTCACCTTACTGATTAACCATGACTGCTCGTCTATGACGCGCTTAAAGCCCGACACGCGCACAGGTGTCTCAGGGAATAAATCAGCCCTGCCAAGCGCCAGCGTAATTGAAAACTCCGCAACGCCTCGCTGCAGCTTATCCCACTTAGCCTGAGCGGCGCGCATCGCCTGCGCCTTAGAAGCGTAGACCGTCGTCAGCGCCAGCACGTTATCGGCCTCACCAGCCATATACTCACCCTCGCGCGCTTCCGGTTCTTTTTTGGCCTTTGTCTTTTTGCTGACCGGCTTTGCTTTCGGGTGCTCCAGTGCGCGCAGGTGCTTCTCTTTTGGCTTACGTTTCAGCGTCACTTTTTGCTTTTGCGGCTTCGGGTCTTTGGTGTGCAACCATTTTGCCGTTACTCCGGTATAAGCTCCACGGTCGGCAATGGCAAACTGATGACGGTCGCCATCGCTGCGGGTCAGGGTCATTTGCGGGACGGGTTTACCGCTGGCTGTCATCGCACTACCGGCTTTCAGAAACAGCAGTTTCCCCGCCTTGACTGATACTGTCGCCCCGTTGCGGTCAGCCAGCCGGGTCAGAAATACGGCGTCAGACTCCTGTGACTGGTCGATATGCGGTACCGGGACTTTTTTCAGTGAATCCGCGACGCTGGCCGTCAGTTTATTGCGCTTTGCGATGGTACTGACTAACTCACCGAGGGTGGTGTCGTGCCATGATTCTTCACGCCGTGAATTGAGCGTTCCGCGAAAGTCTGCACTACGCGCCCGGATGGTCAGGGTATCAGGCGCACCCCGGTGCTCAATCTCATCGACCGTGAAATCGCCCTTATTCAGAAGCGCGGAACCCTGCCACCCAAGCCACAGCGTCAGCACCGCCCCGCGCAGGGGTAACTCGACTTTGCCGTCGGTGTCGTCGAGCTCAATGTCGAGCTGGTCAGCCTCAAACCCCCGGTTGTCGGTCATGGTGAGAGAAATCAGCCGGTCACTAAAATTGCTGGTAATGTCCTGGCTGTTCAGCGTTAGCATAAATGCCGGTGCAAGACTGGCACCGGCGTCAATGGTCATGCCCGTAATCATGTGGTCAGCCCTCCGAGCGCACCCTGCAGCTTATCGGTCAGATTACCGGCAGAGCCGAGAAGCTCGCTCGCCTGTTTATTCAGGTCGCCAAACATTGCCGTCAGTGATTCATCGACCCGTTTTAGCGAAAGCGTGAAATCAATCTTTCTTGCCGCGCCATCGCTGAAAAACTCGGCGTGCGTGGTCGACACCTTATCGATGATATACATCCCGAGGATTTTGCCGGTCCCCTCAATCAGCGGCCACGCCCTGCCCTCATCGGCCATCAGTTCCACAGCCAGCAGGGATATATGTCCGCCGGTAATGGCAGGGTAAAGCGTACCGGCAAGCTGTATTGAGGTTTCCCCCTCGCCGAGAAACTGATATGCAGGCGGTTTACCGACCCGGTCATTAGACGCCCAGCGGTAATCTTTCGAATGCTGCATTGACTGATAAGGCAGAGTACGGAGTTCAAAAACAAACATTCCCAGCGCAAGCATCATCGTTTTATCCTTCCTCAGAAATCGTGGGTCATACTGGCACGCTGGCGCGCACGTTTATCGCGTTCAATCTGTTCTAGCGTGTCGCGTAACTGGCGGTCAAGCTGATGCCCCGGCGCAACACCTCCCGGCAGAGTGATGTTGTATTCGCTTTTACTCTGGTCAATGTAAGAGCGTCCCGCCGGTGCGGTAACTGGCTGGTAAGCCTGATAGCCGCCATATGTGCTGGTTGCCGGGATGTAGGAATTACCCTGCGTGGCGGCGTTGGTTTTAGCGGCAGTCTGGTCGAGGCTGTCCGATTCTTTGTTGATGATGCCGAGTTTTTCGAGAAGCCAGTCGACACCGCTGCGCAGCTTGTTAAAAACATTGAGCGGAGCCATCAAGGCAGAGGCCAGTGCCTGACCAAATATGACGCCGACATTCTTGCAGCTATCGAGCGTCTCCTGCGTGGCCTTGACCGGTGCAATCAGGTCTTTAAACCATTGCCAGACTCCGCGCAGCTTCTCACCGAGCCCGTCAAAGATTGGTGCCAATGGAGCGAACATTTCCCCGACCGGTGCAAAGGCGCTCATGATGCCCTCAACCACCCCCGAGAAAAATGCGCTGATGGGCTCCCAATATTTTCGGATGAGTAGAGCCCCGGCCACAATCGCCGCACCGACGGCCACTATCGGCCAGGTAATCGCACCGAGCGCTGTCACAATGGCACTACCGGCGACGGTAAAGGCCGTACCCAGCACGCCAGCCGCGGCGATAATGGCATTAATCCCCATGACAACCGGCCATGCAACGAGACCAATACCGCCGATGATGCCAATCAGAGCAAGTGCGCCCCCGGCAATAATGCCGATAGTTGTCGCCAGACCTTTGTTTTTCTGGATCCAGCCGTCGAGCTTTAACACGTATTGTGTGGCGGTTTGGGTGAGCTTACGCAGCGAACTCTCTTGCTGGTCAAAAAGGTCGGTACCTACAGCCTCATAAGCCGACTGGAACTCTTTAAAGTCGCCGCCGAGGTTATCCTGCATAACCTTAACCAGTTCCTCGGTTTTACCGTCCGAGGCTTTAAACGCGGCAGTGAGCCGGTCAAGTTTGCCGCTTGAGGCTGCTTCCATCAGTACCGCCGCCGCCGAGCTAGCCTCCTCGCCGAAAATGGTTTTCATGTACTCGCCGCGCTGGCTTGTCCCGAGGTTGTTTTTCTCAAAGCTGCGCTGCATTTCTTTCAGGATGGAGAATATCGGGCGCGTGTTCCCCTTGCTGTCTGACGTTTTGACGCCGAGTTCCTTAATGGCCTCAAACGCTTTTCCGGTGGGAGCCTGCAGGCGGCTGAGAATGGCGCGGCTACCCGTACCCGCCATTGACCCGGTGATTTTGGCGTCGTGCAGTGCACCGACCATTGCGGCGGTTTGCTCGATGCTCACCCCGGCATTTTTCGCCACTGGCGCGGCATAGGTCAGCGCGTCGCTCAGTCCGTCAAAATCGGCGGCGGTTTTGTTCATCGTCATCGAGAGAACGTCGCCAATGTGAGCAATCTTGTCGTTTGAAAGTTGAAACGCTGATTTCATCCCGGTCAGCAGCGCAGCGTTTTCCTCCATTGATCGCCGGTTTGACAGCGCCATATTCAGCGTGACTGGCGTCGCCGCCTGAATGGCAGCAGCGTCACCGCCGCTTTTCGCAATGATGATTTGCGCGCTCGCTGCGTCATCTGCAGAGGCTGCAGTATTGTCGCCGAGCTGGCGAGCCTGTTTGCGTAGCGCCTGCATTTCTGGCGACTGTTTATCAACCCCGAGCACAGCCTGCAGCTCGGAATTTTTCTGTGCAAAGTCATAACCGGGCATTAGTAATTTGACCCCGGCCATCGTTCCCGCCGTCGCAATACCTACCCCGGCAGCGCCTGCTGCGGCCATGTTACCGGCAAGCTCTTTACCTGATTTATATCGTTCTTTCACCCGGCTTAATTTCGCTTGCTGCACACTGACGCGCGCCAGTGCCTCGCGTTGTCGATTAAGCTGCGCCGTCGTTTCGCTGATGGAGGTTTTGAGCCGACGCTCATCAGCAGACAGGGTGCGGGTATTGATACCGGCCTGCATCAGCTCGGAGCGCTGGCGCTGTACCGATGTTCTCAGGCTGTTATATTTCGTCTGCAGCTCAGAGGCGGCACGTTTTGCCGCTTCGAGCGCCTGCGCCTGCGCGCGGGTCGGACTGGTGGTGTTTTTAAACTGCACAGCCAGCTCACCGGCTTCGCGCTTTGCCTTGTCAAGCGCCTGACTAGTCACGGCCAGTTGCGCGCTTGCCTTACGAAAGCCATCTATTTTCGATGCCTGACCGTTCAGGTCGCGCAGACCCTTTTGTGTGTTGCGAATATCACCCGACAGGGTTTTACTCGCGGTCTGGATGGATTTAAGCGGTCGGGTCGCCTGGTCGACCGCTTTCAGCAATACCTCAAGCCTCAGGTTATTACTCATTGTGGTTTCCGCTACGCTGCAGCGCCTTTTCGCGCCATGTGATGAGCTCGCTCAGGCTCAGGGAACAGAGTTCTGATGGCGGCCAGTGGAATATCACTGCGATATCCGCCATCAGGTCATCAGTCGACAGGTCTGGCGGGAAGTCTATTCCGCCGAAGCCGGTGACAAAAAACCAATCACCTTAGCGGCCAGCGACAACATATCGGGCAGGTTCATCGCGGTAAGCTCCTGCGCGGTGAGCGCGGGGTAGGTCATGCGGGGCAGCACCTTAATCAGGGCGTCGACTTCGGACTGCGCCACCGCCGCCAGACTGACGCCGCGCAGGGTACCGGCGTTCGGCTCAATCAGGGTGACTTTATCAATCGTCTGACCGGCGCGCTTAATCGGTTTGTCCAGGGTCACGACGTTCGGGTTTACGGTGTCAATTTCATTGCCAGCCGTATCAATAAATTCAGCGGTTTTACGTGGTGCTTTTGCCATGATGTTTTTCTCTGTTCTGAATGGGATTAATAACCGGCCAGCAGTGCTGACCGGTCAGGGAATTACAGCCCGATTGCGCGACGGTGCTGTTCCAGACGGTCGACGCCGTTCACCTTCTCGACCATGTTGACGGTGTCGATTTCGATGACGTCGCTACCATCAATCGTGAGGCGGTAGTAGGTGCAGACAGTCGACAGTTTGGTCGAGGTGTTTTCACCCTGCTTATTCTCGCCACCGTCGATTTCTTTATGACGGCCACGCATGACCACCTCGACCGCCACGATTTCGCCGGTATCGTCGCGCTGGTAAGAACCGGCAAAACGCAGCGGCACAGCATCAGCACCCGGGGCGGCGTACTGCGCCCACAGCGCCACATCAGGCAGGCCACCGACAGACCATTCGACGGTGAGCGCATCATCGTCGAGGCCGAGGTCAATCGCTGCCGCGCCATTCATACCGCCGCCGCGATAGTTTTCGAGCTTGCGGGTCAGTTTCGGCAGTGTCACGAATTCAACAACACCCATGTAGCTGAGGCCGTCATTGAACATATTCAGATATTTGAGTTTACGGGGTAGTGCCATGTTATTTCAGGCTCCTTAGCTGTTGACCGATTCGGCCAGATTCACCAGATATTTATCGGTGATACGCTGGCGCAGGGTCAGGCTTTCCAGTGGCGGAACCGGTGTATAGTCGTAGTCGATATACAGTTTCCCGGCCTTGAGGGTTTCCTTGTCGTTCGATTCCTCATCGAACCAGCATTTACCCTCCACGATGTAGCCGTTTGATTTCAGCTCGCGGAATTTGGCGTTAATGCCGTCAACAATGTCCCGAATGAGCGTGGCGGTAATGGGCTTGTCGATCGCCCACATGTGCGCCTCCGCCATCGTGTCGGCCAGTACCTGTGCGGTGCGGGTGTAGTTCTCAAACAGAAAAAGCGGGTCATCCGAGCAGGTGCGGTTACCCCAGAAGCGGAAACCGTCCTTGCGTACCAGCGTTGTAACCCCGGCCTCGTTGAGCAGGTCAGCATCGGTGCCGGATGCCTGCAAATCCCAGAACACTGAGGCGCTGATGCCGGTAACGCCCTGTACACCAACGTTAGACAGGGTTTTGTGCCAGCCGACAGTCTGATCGATGTAAGCACGCAGGCCGAGTGCACGCGCAGTGGCGTAAGCCGTTGCGGTGGTATTTTTGACGGTGTCCCACGCGAGGAAATCAGGCCAGATAACCATCAGCTCGCGCTGGCTGAAATTTTTACGATATTCCATCGCTTCGGAAATAGTCTTACATCCCCACGCGCTGACGTAAGCAAATGCACGTAACTTAATGGCAGCCGACGCAAGCGCGACCGCGACCTCTTTAGTATCCAGCCCCGGCACCCCAAGAATACGCGGCTTGACGCCGGTGACGGCCTGAGCAGTCAGGAGAGCCTTGATACCGGTGTATTTACCGTTCTCATCCGTACCTCCGATAATGTTGGAAACAGTCTGTGCGAGCGCAGCTTCCTCGTCATCTCCGGTTCCATCTTCAACGCGTACAACAACAGTGACGGGTTTTGACTGGTCTGCAATGGCCTGCAGTGATGCAGCCAGCGTGCCTTTTTTACCGGCTTTCGCAATGGCGCTTTGCACATTGGTAATCAGTACCGGTTCATTGAGGGGAAATAGCGTGGCATCTGCATCGCTGGCTGTACAAACCATGCCGACGACCGCAGTCGCTACTGTGGAAATAACACGCGTACCGTCATTAATTTCGATGACCTGCGTGCCGTGGTGAAAATCACTCATCCGGTTAACTCCGTGGTTAAGGGGTGAGTATATTTTCAGGTCAGTACACAAGAGGGGGCTATTTGTACCGGCTGTCAGGTTGATGGCACAACGACAGGAAAAAGAAAAGGCGGGTAATAAACCCACCTGAATATTTAGCTTGGTATATCCGGCCAGTCAGGCGAAGATGTATTCACTCTGTTTACCAGTACCCTGTATTTTTTCCACTCGGCGAGCTGGCTTTTCTCTTCATCTGTTGCGAGTCCAAGATCAACCGCATCCTGAAGAGGCGCGATTTTTCCCGATGCCATTTGCAGGAGCCTACTTTTGGTTTCTTCCGCCTGACGAAGCTGCGCTGTTTTTTCAGCCGCTTCGTCTTTTACCCACGCCTTACCATCCCATTTCTGGTATTCACCATCTGGTGAAACCGATGTGACGTTTTCAGGTAGCGGGCCAGGAGCGGAGATATAAACCTGATTGCCGGTTGTTGTGTCGTAAACCGTCTCGCCGCGGTGGTCCTCATGCAGACTCCACGTTCCGGTTTCAGCGTCAAATACAGCAATATGACTGGCTGGAATATCAGGAGGGGCGATATCCGTACAGTTTGCCGGTAATCCTGTGTGCGGCTGAATATACGCATCACCTATGCCAATAAATTCATTTGTATCTGAACGCAGATTGAAAATTTTAATTGTCTGCGCTTTGCTGCTCATTTTAAAAGCCATTATGCCAGCCTCACTATGTAGTTAAATGCAATGTTTTTAACCGTGGTTTCCGCATTACCGTCTGCGTCCACAATAACGACGTGTCCGTGTGGGCCGATATATACAGTGTGGTCATGCGGGCCAATCCATGTGGTATGTGCGTGATCGCCATTCCAGCTTGTTAACTGGTCATTGCCATCACGCTGAACGCGAGCTTTTCCACCGATTGAATCACCACCGTATGTGCCGCCCGCTGAATGGTTATGACCGCCTGTTGTATTAGAGCTCTTCGTTCCGTAATCAAATGACGACGTACCTTTCGTTCCCAGATCGGTATCCTGCGCTCTGGCGCTGTGACTGTGCGATTTGTTGCCATCCAGCTCCTGAGAGAGCACAGCGCGCCCGCTCGCGGGCTTGCCTTTGATTATCCAGCCTCGCAGATCCGGAATAACGCCGGACGGATATGCTATAGCCAGTAACGGGTAAGCAGATTTATCAAATGTTTGCCCCTGCATCAGGGCGTAACCGGCAGGGATGGTGTCAGACGGCCACGGAAGGGGAACGCCGGGCGGACACGACATCAGGGGAAGCCAGGTAAAACCGGAACCATTGGTTGCATCCCAACGCGCGCCAATCCAGGCGTTACCGATTGAGTCTGTTATCAGAACGGTGCAACCGTCTACGCAATCGCGCTTGGCAATCACCTCAAGGAAAACATAATCGTTTACCGGCAATATTGTTGCCGGAGCTTTATTGCTGGCGAACCGGCGAGCACCAGACGGCAGGCTGCTCAAATCATCGGCGGAGCTTACCCACATAACGGGCTGAGCACCAAGACCGATCTGGGTGTCGTCAATGGCTTTTTTGGTGGTGATAATGCGGGCGTCGTCACCTGCGGCTACAGTGTCTGGTGTGGTGCCGACATTGAGTGTAGCGCTGTTGCCAAGCTGGAGGGACTGACGGGCTTGCGGGATGTTTGTCAGGTCAGCGAGGTTGCTTTCTTTGGCAAGGCGCTCGTTGGCGTTGTCCATCGCAATTTTGACCGCTTTTGGCGTGGCAGCCTGATTTTCATCATTACTGTCGGTTACACTACTTAGTTGTACAATCCCTTTACGCGTTGTGGTAGCGTCCTGAGCCGTATATTTCGCGTCAGCAAGGTCGTATGCTGCCTTGACGGCTTTCGGCGTCGCTGCGAGTGTTTCAGACTCGCTGTCTGTCGCGTTACTGAGCTGAGTAAACCCTTTTTCTTTCAGCGTGGCGTCAGGATGACGACGTGATTTTTCATGCCATGCGATCCTGTCGTCGACATAATCCTGCGTCGCCATCACCATCGTTGAGTCAATGGAAAGCTCCACGGACTCGACACTGCTGACAATAATGACCATGCGGCATGTCTGCGCACGCCCTGAGCCCTCGGCCAGTTCTGGCTTGTAGCTTTCGGCCATATTGGCAACAGCAATCAGCGTCCCTTCAGCGTCGTAAAGGCCAAGCTCACGCATCCAGAAGCCGCCCACCTCCGGCGGAATAACCAGCTCGGCCACAATGTAATTACTGTACCGGTTGTCCTGGCTGATTTTATTCAGAGTATGACGCCAGACCTCATTAACAAGCTGCGTCTGACCGGCATCAGGATCCGGCAGCTTTCCGCCGCCGTCACCAACAGCCATAACGTTAAGATTTATTTTCTTACCGCCCGGCATGGTGGCTGCAGCAAGCTTAGCGGCTCCGGCAGTGGTGATAACGGTTTTAAATTTCGTGCTCATTATTCCTCACTTATCCCGGGTAAACCGTAATAATATCGCCGTCGCAGGACACGCCGCCGGTATACAAATAACCGGGAATGTCCTGGACAATATTCAGGCCAGTAAGATGACGACTGGCTGGCTTTGCATCCGCAATCAGTCGCTCCATTTCGAAATACATTTCCTCGGTAATGCCACTTTCAAGCACCCCGATATCAAGCCGGAATGTGCCTGGCGGGTCGCCGCTTTCCCACCATTCCGTTACATTGATGACATAGCCGAGTGGCTCCACTACCCGACGGATTGCGCCGATAGTCCCCTTGTGGCAGTGAATGAAATATGCATCACTGATAACGGCACGTTTTGTTCCCTCCGGCCAGTTCTCATCCCACCGGTCGACAGAAAACGCCCACGCCAGCCACGGCAGCAAATTTTCCGGACAGGTGTCAGGGTTCCACAACGCGCGGATGTTGACCGGCGTTCTTTCAATCTCGGCACATGCCCTTGCGGCGGCAACCTCCAGTGGCGATGAGCCTACCGGCAGCAATCGTGAGTCATTCATCAGAGCCCCCGATTACAAGGCTGTAGTCAGTGCAAAAGGACGCCTGTGTGTTATCGAGAACAATATCCGCGACCGGTGCCGCCAGCTCCACCCGCTGAACACCCTCAACATGCAGGGCGGCATAAATCGCTGATTTACGGATATCGCGCCCGAGGCGGTGCTGCGCGCTGATATAGGCTTTCAGCTTTGCCTCAGCCGCCGCCCTGATGGGTTCACTTTCCGGGCCGGGATAAAGATAAAGCGTGGCGTTAATCTGGTAGTTAACAATTTCGGCTGACTGTACCGTCACCCGGTCAGCGACCGGCCTGACATCTTCTGCGTTCAGGGCATTGCGCACAATTGCAAGCAGTTCCTCAGATGCGACGCCGTTGTTTTCACGTGACAACACGGAAATCGTCACACAGGCTGGCGACGGGCTGATAACTGAAATATCGCCGACGCGCCCGTCAGCACTACGGCCATGATACTGGTACGACCCGACAGACCCCGCCACGCTCAGTCCCTCAAAAGCCTGCTGTATACGCAGACGATAATCGGCGTCGAGTTCCATTTCTGCCGGGGTGGGTGGAATGGTGGTGTCATCAGCAGGCGTGACGACAAGGCGCTCAACACTGAAATTCGCCCCGATATTATCGAGGTCACTGTCTATGGCATAAGCCAGCATCACTGCGCGTGCAGCTTCATTGACACGCTGACGCCAGATAACCTCACGGTAGGCGTTTTCCTGCAGCAATTTAACAATTGGCTCAGACTCAAGTGCTAGCGTCCGGGCGACGGCTTCCTGTTGGTCTTCGGGATAGAGCGAAATCAGCGTCGCAATGCGTTCCGTAAGGATGGTTTCATAGTCCAGCTCCTCAACCACGTCGGGAACGGGTAACTGACTCAGGTCAACGGTTGCCATAGTGATTTAACTCAGTGAAACAGTGGTTGAAACTGACGCACCGGTATCGGTACGCATCCCGGTAATATCGACATACATTTCGCCAGTGTCGCCGCGCTCAAAGCTGATTGAGGTAAGCCTGATGCGTGGTTCCCACTTCTGGATCGCGGAATAGCACGCCACCATGATTTGCAGCCTGAGCGCCGGGTTTTGCGGCATATCAATCAACGCAGACAGGAGCGAGCCATATTCACGACGCATTACCCGCGAGCCGACCGGCGTCAGCAGAATGTCGCGCATGCTCTGGCTGATATGCTCACTGTCACTGATACCTATGCCGGTATTGCGGTTCATCCCCAGATAACGCGCTGTCATTTTGTGCCCTCCGTCCAGTTCCCGCCGCGTTGTACGCCGCCGTGACCGTGGTTATCGACCTGCACGCCGTTTGATTTCAACGTGCCACCGGTATGTTCGATGTTTCCCCGCATGGCGCCGCCTTTCTGCACCTCAAGCGTCGCCGTCGTCAGTTTGTTGGTGCATACCACCTCCGGGGTGTCGAGGGTGATACGTTCTGCCGCTTTTATCAGTACCACCGGCACGGTGGCGGTAATGGACTCCGATGCCGTCACATCGGCAGTCTTGATGCCGCTGACCGTCAGTGCACCGGTTTCCGGCTCATACTCCATAACAGCGCCGTCGGGGAACACCATATGCCACGCATCCGCCGAGGCTGACGGGGCAGGGTTATCGTCGGAGAAAATCCCCGGCAGCACGAAAGCAGTATCAAGCTCGCCACCAATTGCCAGCAGCAGCACCTGCTCACCGACCGAGGGAGCCCACCATGTCCGCGAACGACCGGCGCGGGTGGTCAGCCAGTTCAGCCATGCAGTCTGGATCCCGCCGCTTTGTACGCGGCACAGCCCCTGCGCGGTATCGACCTCAGTCACCACACCTGAGCGGATGAGGTTGCGAATCGCGCGCGCGAGCTCTTGTATTGTGGATAACGTATTCATAGTGCAAGGATGCCTCTGGTCTGGAGTCGCGCCAATTCGCGCGGCTCCGGTGGTGGTTCACACAATATTTATTTACCGAGATGCCTGATAATGATGTCTTCAATCATCTGCTCATCGTCGCGGGTGAAACCGAGCAACGGGCGCGCCGCGTACTGCACATCCCGGCTGTGACGATTTGGCCGGTCTTTGAGGCCATACTGATGCACCCGCGCCATGCGCTGTACCCTGCCGGTAAATTCCACCACCACCGCACTGTCGCTGCCTTTGGCTTTCATAAAGCGGTTAGTGCGCAGTCTGGCGAACATTTCGCACCTGATACGGCCTTTCTTACTTCGCACCGGCTGGCGCTTTCGGGCGGCATACGGGGTGCCGTCGGGTGCCTGCTGTCGCCTGATGCGCTGCTGCTGACTGGCGCGCAGTTTTTTTGCAATGTCAGCCGCCATTTGACGACGCGCCGCCGGTGACAGGCTGGCAATCAGACCGGCAAGGCGCTCCTGCAGCGCGGTTAACTCACTCATCCCACTTACTCACCAGCTCGCCGTTAACGTACAGCTCGACCGGGCGCGTCACTGGCTCAGGCAGCGGTGGCTCAGGGGCATAGCTGACATGCAATGCGCCGTCGACCTCTTTGACGAGCGTGCGCTCGGTGAGTCTCAGGCTGATACTGATATCGAGCGAATCGTCGTTATTGATATCAATCATCCATGTGAATCCTTTCTCCCGCCCGTCGTCGGTGGTCATAATGTCCGGCTGATGCTCACGCAGCCATGCCTGTACCGGCACAAATATCAAATCGAGGTCGCCGGTAAAGTCAGTCACCACCACGTTAAGCACGTACACCTTTTCAAACGACAGCGAGCTCTCCAGTCGGGAATCCGTATGCCCGTTATCAGCGAACAGGCGCAGCATATCGGGGTTGTTTCGGAGCTGCGGCACGGCGTTAATCAGCGCCTTGCGCAGGCTTTTGTGCTTCTGCATCGAGTTCATCCTGACAGTGTTTGACGGTTTTGACCTGCAGCGCGCAGGCGGTCAGCGCGCCCTCAAGGCGGCGGATATCAGCGCTCAGGTCACCATTAGTTTTCGGATCACTTCCCGGCATCGGGCAAAGGCTCACCCTCGGGCATCCGCTGACCACAATCACCGGCGCTGGCGCAGGCGGCGCGGGTGTGCAGCCTGCGCACAGCATCAGGCAGAGGAGCGTTATACCAGCGGCGAAAGGCTTCATTTTCATCAAGTAACCTCGTTATCGTCTGCTCGCGGCGGTTTGCTTCTGCGCCTGCCTTTGCGAGCTGTTCGCGCAGTGCCACCTGCGCGGATTCATTACGTCGGGCGAGCTGGCCGGCGACACTGAGCTGATTTTTCAGCATGCCAATCGTCGCCTTTTGCTCGCTCGCAACGCGGTTTGCCGTCTCAAAGGAGCGGGATAAATTGCCATTCTCATGGCGCAACCACATCAGACCGAGCACGGCCAGCACAAACAGCGTTATCAGGACTTTCATGCCACCACCCCGCCAGCCGTGCGCCAGACGGTAACCAGCTTTTCGAGACTGTGCTCGCGCTGGCCGTAACCGGCACCCGGCAATGACGCCCAGATATTCCGGCAACGGGAAACAGCACGCTCAATACGCCCCGCCCGGATATCGTCAATAGCACCGCGCTCCCGGATTAACTGGATCGCGAGCTTGTCCTGCGACAGTGGGCTGAAATCAGGCAATGCGAGCTGTTTTTTATAGTGCGGCCAGAACATATAAAGCTGCTGGTAACGCCCCGATGCCGTGGATTTCTCGCCACGGCGATTAAACACTTTCGCGGGTCGGCCATGTGCGAAAGGGTGGTCGCTGTAATCGGTGAAAATCTCTGGCCTGCCATCAAGGCCGGTAACAATGACATCGTAGCCACGGTTTTTCGTCAGCGGATGGTTCGCCGTTCCTTCGGAATACGCCAGCATGTCCAGAAAGGCGGCGATATTCTGGTGAGTATTAATGACCGGCATCGCCTTTCCCCTTCTGTGACTTAAAGCGGCGCTGAATGGCGATTTCCACCACCTGATAACCGGCAATACCGAGCATGGATCCAATACCGCACACGGCGGGCAGTGACATATCAGGAAACTGCACCAGAACAACACCGGCGACCATTGAGACAAAACCGCCGAGCAGCATGCGCCCGACAAACAGGCGCGGGGTGATGGGCTCACCACCTGCCAGCACTTTTCCGACCACAATCAGTGCCCCAATCACAAACAGTGACAGGACGCCTTTTTCCCCTTCTGTCATGGTTTACTCCCAAAGATTGATAGTTTCAGTTACGGGTGAAGACGGCACATCGGGCAGGTCAATTGCCGTTCCATGCGGCAGAATGACGCCCAGCTCAGACAGGCCGGGATTAGCCTGCAGCACAGTTTCAACAACGCCCTCAGTGCGCCCGTAATACCGGGCGCAAATCACGTCGAGGGTGTCGCCCTGCATCGACCTGACCTTCATCAGAGCTGGCCCACGATGCAGCGCGGTTTGTCCTGCAGACGCGCGACCGACCAGCGCATATCCCGCCACAGGTCATCAATGGTGGTTTCGACGCTGTCGGCTTTTTTGTCACCCTTGCCGGTGGCTTCAACACCGCGATAGCGCTCATACAGGGTGGCGGTCGCCATCGCCGTTACGGCGCTCAGATAGTGGAAAATACGCACATTCTCTCCATCGATTTCCTCAGCAGGCACGTCGGCCAGATGCTTAAACCCGGCGGCAGTCTGGCGCAGCCGGTAGTCGTAAAGCTCCGCATTGGTTTCCGCCATGCCGGTTCTGATGGCATGGCGCAGGCGCGCATCGGAAACCGTCTGCTCAAGCCGCATCAGCTCGCGCACGCGCTTCGGATCCACATCAGGGAAAAAGAACGTGTTTTTAATTACTGCATCGCCCGTCTCCGGTACGGGAATCACCACGCCCGGTACGTCCTGCGGTTCGTCGGGCTGGTTCAGAATCACTGTCGTCATGACAACCTCATCAGGTTGGGCGGTGGACGCCGGTCGCCGTCAGGGTCAAAACCCGCTTTGACCGGCGTGCCGCCCGGCTCGGGGAGCGTTCAGTTAACCGGCGGTTTTTACCGCCTTTGATGGACGCCCGCGCTTTGCTGCCGGTCTGGCGACAGGTTTGCGCGTACGCGGTTTAGTCGTTTTACGGGGTGGCGCCTCCGCTTTTGGCTTCAGTGCGCGTTCCAGCCGCTCAATCTCCTTGCGCACACCGGCATTGCGGTCGAGCTGCATCGCGCGCTGAAACTGCGCCAGCGCCTCGGCATTCATACCGGCATCACGCAGGGTCAGGCCTGTCACCTTATGCAGACGGGCGCGCACCATATCGGGAACGTCAGCGCCGTCGGTCAGGTCGATAGTGGTCTGCAGCCAGGAAAGGTCGACAGAATCACCGGTATCGCGCAGACGCTGCGTGGCAAGCGCCACCTCCTCAACCAGCATGTAAGGTGTTGTGCGGCGATGGTCAGAGGTGAGGCCGTATTTCAGCGCGTAGGGGGCAATTTCCAGAGCGCCAGCGATATCACCGGCATCGAGACGCCACAGCATGACGGTCATGACAATGTCATCCTGCGCACCACGACCATCAGCCAGCACACCGGCGACCCACGGCGCATAGAACGGCAGCAGCTCGCGCTTTTTCTCGGCTTTACGTTCGTTTGAACGGATGTTTTTTAACGTGCGGCGGTCATCGGCCAGCTTAACCAGCATCTGCTCATAGGCGGTTGCATGGCGCAGCGGGGCTTGCTCCCGCTGCGCGGCTTGAGAGGCCGAGACCCGCATCATGTGACGCTGTGCGGGGCTCGTCATGGTTTAGGCTCCGCTTTCCGGTGCTGCAGGTGCGGTGAAATCGCCCAGGGTGATGTTTTCCAGCAGGCACCCGGCGGCATACGCCTCGACCACATAGTCGATGTTCATCGACTCGTAGTTTTCCACGCGGTCTTTTTTCGGGTTCTCATCAATGCTTCGGCGGTGACTCTCATCCATAAAATAGATAGAGAGGTTTTCCAGAGTGGTTACCAGTACGGCATTCGCCGGGAAGTACGGCACGCGCACAGCAGGCAGGTTGCCGATGCGCTTCTGGCTGATGATGATATCTGCCGCGAGCGCCTCGCTGTTTTCCTGCGGCTTGTTCACCAGCGGGAAATATTTGTCTGCCAGCAGCTTACGGCCAACGATGGCAACGAGTTTCGGGTCATCCTGATAAACCTCGTCAATCAGGTTATTGGTCGCATCCATCACCAGCGCGTCGAGGTTCTCATAGTCGCCGTTTCGACCGACGCGAATCACTGCCGAAACGACCTTACCGTCAGCATCGGTGATATTGCTCATCACACGCGTCGGGGCTTCATTGCGGTATTTCTGCAGCCAGCCGACGGCCACATCCTGCAGCATCGGATTTTTGGTGCGGTCAGAGGTGGCGGCGCGGGTGGTACCGTTAAAACCGGCCATGATGAAATCGAGCGCCTGACGCTTGACAATGGCGTCGCGGATGCGGCGCTGGAAGTCCTGAAAACGCGCCCACAGGTCGAGGGTTTTATATTTCAGGTGGAAGTCAAAGTTAATCTGGTCGCACTCGTACTTGTTGGATTCAAGCGCGGTGAAGTCTGCGGTCTTACGCTCATCATCGCCCGAGGTATCAGTCGTGCTGGCGATAGTACCGGTCACACCGACGCCGATTTTCTCACCCTTCATTTCTGCGACCGGCAGAATATTAATCGTCTGCAGAAACGCGGATGACTCCTGCACTTTGTTCATCAGCGTTTGTGTGACGGACGGCTCGACGGTGAATTTTTTACTGACGTCATCAGTGCTGATGCCGTTCAGCTCAGCGACGCGGGTCAGATAGGCATTAAACTTAAAACGGGTTTCCGGGCGCATAGTATTTCCTGTTTGAATTTATTGGTTAGTCACTGCATCGGGCGGGGTTGCCGCCCGGTTTCTGTTCTGCGGTTTATCAGCAGTCGGTCAGCAGCTCATCGCCACCGCCGCCGCTGGCTTTCGTGCGTCGCGGCTGGCTGAAACTTTCGGTTTTGTCGAGGGTGGTTTTCAGGGCGGAAAATGCCTGGCTGGTTTCTTCAACCTTGCCGGTCAGTTCCTGTTTAAAGGTGGCTAGCGCGGTTTCCATATCGGAAAGACGCTTATCCTGCGCAGTGAGACTGGTCTGCACATGTTCGCTGACGGCGGTCACCGCCTCATGCACATCACTCATGCGCGCATCGTCGCTGACCTGCTTACGGCTGAAAATGGCTTTCACCTTGTCGGCCAGGCTGTTAAGCACTGTGTCGGGAACATCTTCAAATTCCAGTTCGGCCAGCGTGGCGACTGAAAAGACATTTTCAGGACTGGCCTTAAAGCGCTGCAGCGGGTTGTGCTTCGCCTTGCGGCAGAATTCGAGGTATTCAGTACCGAGGCTCGCAGGGTCATCAGTGACCGCAAGGCCGACAAGATAGCATTTGCCGCTGTTACCAAAATTCGGCTGAATTTCCATAGAGGTATAGACCTTCTGCGCAGCTTTATTCATCGCGATAAGGTCATCGGTCGGGGTGATTCTGGCGAACAACGCCCATTTGCCATTCAGCGCAGAATCGTCGTCAATCTTTTCGGCTTTCAGCTCAACCACATCGCCATAACGTTTAAACATGCCGTCGGGCAAAAGGCCGCGAATGTGTTCAAGGTTGATACGGCAACCGTAGACGCGCGGGTCATAGGTTTCGGCCATTTCCTGAATATCGCTGGCGCTGATAATGCGCCCGTCGCAGGTATCACCCTCGACGCCGATGCGAAAGAATTTTGAGACTTTTTTTGCCATTGTCAGGAGTCCTGAGGTTGGGGTTACGGGTCAACGCCAGTTTCCAGTCTCAGGACGCGCCAGACCACCAATGACGACTGGATAACCTCCCACACAACAGCACCTTAGCGAATCACTGACAGCCATTAAGTAGCCTTGCCCTGAATCCACTACGGCGAGGCATCAATGACCATTTCCACCGATACAACCTTATTGCATGACCCGCGACGACAGGCATCGCTGCTTTACTGGCAGGGCTTTTCCGTGCCACAGATTGCCGAAATGCTGCAGGTCAAGCGCCCGACCGTGCAAAGCTGGAAGCAGCGCGACGGCTGGGACGGCATCGCACCGATTTCCCGCGTTGAAAGCAGCCTTGAGGCCAGGCTGATTCAGCTCATCGCCAAGCCGCAAAAGTCAGGCGGCGACTTCAAAGAGATTGACCTGCTCGGGCGGCAGATTGAACGGCTGGCTCGCGTCAACCGCTACAGCCAGACCGGCAACGAGGCCGACCTTAACCCCAACGTTGCCAACCGTAACAAGGGGGAGCGCAAGAAGCCGAAAAAGAACTTTTTCAGCGACGAGGCTATCGCAAAACTTGAAGAAATTTTCTTCGACCAGTCTTTCGAGTACCAGTTGCAATGGTATCGCGCAGGGCTGGATCACCGTATTCGCAACATTCTCAAATCCCGCCAGATTGGTGCGACATTCTACTTTGCGCGTGAGGCGCTGCTACGTGCGCTCAAGACCGGCCACAATCAGATATTTTTATCAGCCAGTAAAACGCAGGCTTACGTGTTCCGCGAATACATCATTCAGTTTGCGCGACTGGTCGACGTCGACCTGACCGGTGACCCCATTGTGCTCGGTAATAACGGCGCAAAGCTGATTTATCTTGGCACCAATTCCAACACCGCGCAGAGCCACAACGGCGACCTGTTGGTCGATGAAATATTCTGGATCCCGAATTTTCTGAGGTTGCGCAAAGTCGCCTCGGGCATGGCCTCGCAAAAGCATCTGCGCTCAACTTACTTTTCGACACCTTCCACGCTGGCGCACGGCGCTTACCCCTTCTGGTCTGGCGAGCTGTTCAACAAGGGGCGCGCCAGTGCCGCTGACCGCATCGAAATCGACATCAGTCACAGCGCGCTCGCCGGTGGGCTTCTTTGCGCTGACGGACAGTGGCGGCAGATTGTCACTATTGAGGACGCCCTTGCCGGTGGCTGCACCCTGTTCGACCTCGACCAGCTCAGACGCGAAAACAGTGATGAGGACTTTAAAAACCTGTTTATGTGCGAGTTTGTCGACGATAAGGCATCGGTATTCCCGTTCGAGGAGCTGCAGCGCTGCATGGTCGACGTGATGGAAACATGGGAGGACTTCGCCCCGTTCGCCGACCATCCATTCGGCTCGCGCCCGGTCTGGATTGGCTACGACCCGTCCCACACCGGCGACAGTGCCGGATGTGTCGTACTCGCGCCGCCGGTGGTTTCGGGTGGCAAGTTTCGCATGCTGGAGCGTCACCAGTGGAAAGGCATGGACTTTGCTGCGCAGGCAGAAGGCATCCGCAGGCTCACTGAGAAATACAACGTCGAATACATCGGCATTGACGCAACAGGCCTCGGTCTCGGTGTATTCCAGTTGGTGCGCTCATTCTACCCGGCGGCACGCGGTATCCGTTACACGCCAGAAATGAAAACCGCAATGGTGCTCAAGGCGAAAGACACGATTCGCCGTGGCTGTCTGGAGTACGACGCCGGTGCAACTGACGTCACGCAGTCGTTTATGTCCATCCGCAAAACCATGACCAGCAGCGGGCGCAGCGCCACCTATGAGGCCAGCCGCACCGAGGAAGCCAGCCACGCTGATATCGCATGGGCCACCATGCACGCCCTGTTAAACGAACCGCTTTCTGCCGGTAGCGGCATGCAGCCTAAATCTATTCTGGAGTTCAACTAATGGGTAAGCAAAAATCCCGTAAAGCCGCCGCGCAGAAAGCCCGCGCACCACAGCAACTGAAAGCCAGCGCACCGCAAAAAATGGAGGCATTCACCTTCGGTGAGCCGGTGCCGGTGCTCGATAAGCGCGATATTCTGGATTACGTCGAGTGCATCAGTAACGGCAAATGGTACGAGCCGCCGGTCAGCTTCTCCGGGCTGGCAAAAAGCCTGCGCTCTGCAGTGCATCACAGCTCGCCGATTTACGTTAAACGCAATGTGCTCGCAAGTACCTACATTCCGCATCCACTGCTGTCCCGTCAGGATTTCAGCCGCTTTGCGCTCGACTATCTGGTATTCGGTAACGCCTTTCTTGAGCAGCGCCACAGCGTCACCGGCCAGTTAATCAAACTGCTGACTTCACCGGCAAAATATACCCGGCGCGGGGTCGATGACTCGGTTTTCTGGTTTGTGGAAAACTTCACTCAACCGCATGAGTTCGCACCCGATACCGTGTTCCACCTGCTGGAGCCTGATATTAATCAGGAGATTTACGGCCTGCCTGAATATCTCAGCGCGCTTAATTCCGCATGGCTGAATGAATCCGCGACGCTGTTCCGCCGCAAGTATTACCAGAACGGCGCGCACGCAGGTTACATCATGTATGTGACTGACCCGGCGCAAAGCGCGACTGACGTCGAATCGCTGCGCGATGCAATGCGTAACTCTAAAGGGCTCGGCAACTTTAAAAACCTGTTTTTCTACTCACCGAACGGGAAACCGGACGGCATAAAAATCGTGCCATTGAGCGAAGTCGCCACAAAGGATGACTTTTTCAACATCAAGAAAGCCAGCGCCGCTGACCTGATGGATGCGCACCGCGTACCTTTCCAGCTCATGGGCGGCAAGCCTGAGAATATCGGCTCAATGGGTGATGTTGAGAAGGTGGCAAAGGTCTTTGTGCGTAACGAGTTATCGCCCTTACAGGACAGATTCAGGGAGGTAAACGACTGGCTCGGCATGGAGGTCATCAGGTTCAAAGAGTACACCCTCGACAACCCGGAATAATTCCCCCTCAAGCCGCCATTATGGCGGCTTTTTCATACCCCACCATCATCACGCCTCAGACGCCCCACACGCGCACAACCACACCCGACCACCAACGAACCGACAGCGACTATTAACGCGCCGTCACGACGCGCTCAGACGAAATTTTTATTATTACGCACCACCGCTGGCGCGCAATGCTTTCCCCGCCACGCCTGCCCGCTTTACGGGGCGGTTTTAATGCAGTTGCATGACCACGCTGGATCCGCGCCAGCTCTGGCGGCACACGTTCAGAACGGGCATTCCCGAAGCATGCAAAACCATGCACCTGTTGCATGCACAGCTTATTTATTGATAAATCGCCTTAAATTTACAAAAATCACGGACATTGGTTCTTTCCAAACATGATAGCCTCTCGATAATTATCGAGCCTATTTTTGAACGGAGAAAGATATGCAAGGTGAAGTTGACGAACAGCAACCCAATGAGATTATGTCGGAGTTTGGATACTATCCAGTAGAAGTTAACATTGAGACTGAACAATTTTCTTTGCTTACTTTACCCGGTCTCATTGAGAAAGTGGAACGTGTAAACAATCATAAAAACGTTGTTAAAGGTTGGATATACCCTGGAAACAAAGAGGTATATAACCTTAATGGTGGCATAACCACAATGCCTTATAGTCACCGAGTATTCGGTATGCCCAAAACGCACACACTAAAATTAAAAAACACATCCTCGTTAGAAACTCTCAACTTTGTTGTGTGGTGCCTCTCTTTTTTCAAGGGAATAAGATTGACAACCACTGAGGCTGGTTTTTTAGATGCAACCACTATAAAGCCCACTAAGTTAACCGACTTTATTCTCGTTGGATGCTCTGAAAAAGAAGTCATAGAACTGGCTCTTAATTATATAAATGGCAAACAAAAGGATGCGCACTCCCCCAAAAGAATTGCGGCTGTGGTGCATGCACTATTCTTATCTCAAAACCCACAATACCTTTCTTTTGAAAAATTCCAGTACCTTTACATGGCACTTGATGGTTGCTTTGCTTTGTCGTGGGCTGAGCATGACAAGGCTCCTGATAAAAAACCGCCAAATCATTACAAGAGATTAAAGTGGATGTGCAAAATTTATGGATTATCAATCCCCACATGGGTGTCAGGCAAAAAAAATATTTCTGGCATCCGCAATGATAATTTTCATGAGGCTATTTTTTTGGGGCAACCGCTTGGTTTCTCCAGTGTTAACAACAGTCAATATGGTAACGATATATTGCTGCAAATGCAGGCACTAGTATGTCGTCTATTAGTGGCAATACTGTCGGTTAATGATTGCAGTTATCTCAAATCTTCGGTCAACTCACGAGATTACGATTCATTAAAAATAAATTAATGCTAACGCCTCGCGTAGCTCGTTGTTCAACCCCGCCAGCACTGAAAGCGAGTTTCAGCGCTGGCAGCGTTTGCTATCGTTGACGTGGTGGAGGTGCGTATTGTGTCGGTCTGCTGATATTATCCAGCTTGCCGTAATTATCCCTGACTATTTCTGCACACCCGATCAGCTCTGCTGGAGTCAGGTTCTCATTGACCATTATCGTCTGCAGACGATGAACGATAGCCATCAGTTTTATGCTTTTAGTTTTGTGCTGTGGAATTTCGCCCGGTAGTCGATGCATATTATCGCCCTCAATGAATTTTATTGCGTACTGTCAAAGCGCCACTATAAAACCCGCTAAGGTAACGTCCCATTCATCACTTGTGTGTAACCAATAACACATCGAGAAAGTTTGAAAGGTAGAGCTAACGTCTCTCGGTGCGAGTTGCTCAACCCCGCCGGCACTGAAAACAAGATTCAGCACCGACGGCGTTTGTTAATGCAGCCAGCTATCGTCTTCCCATACCTGCTGCATGATTTCCATTACTCGTTTTTTATCTTCGTCCAGTTTCAAACCGCTTAGCTCAACGCCATTTGCGGAGCCCTTGCGAATGCGGATAGCAGTCTTTGGGTAAATAGGTTGAAGATTGCGGTACAGCTCAGCCTCAAGTGCATCCAACGTTGCTTGACTAATTTTTTGTTCTTTATCCAACGTGATATTGATTCTCATAATCTAATCAGCCTTATAAAAAATATCATCTTCGGTTTCGTTATTTTCGCTGTTTGCTAGGTCTGCAATGAGAGTGAGCGCGAGCTTTAAGTCTGATGGCTTGCAGTTTGCAATCAGAGATACCTCGGCAATAAATTGCACACAAGCCCACTTTTGCTGCGTTCGGCTGAAATGTTCGCCAACCATGAAATCCCTCCCATAGGGTGTACTGTATATTTATACAGTATCACGTATTGGTAAAAGATGGGAAGAAAAAAATGAACAGGGTGATTGTTGTATGTTCATGATATGGATGTGAATTACTCAGATATTGGTTTTTGCTGCTTCAGCCATCGCAGCAACACGATTAAGGATTTTCCTGGCTTTAGCCTGATGCGATGGCGCTGCTGAGAATATTTCTCCTTTGGCTGTTCCGCGTAGCCATTTGCCATCAAAACAACTTTTACCACCGGCCATCAGGTGCATGGCTTCGCCCCGGCTGATAGTGATGCCGGTTGTCAGATGTATCTCGTCAATAGTTTTCGCTATAGCTGCATTTTGCTCATCCGTTCCGTGGATAAATTTTCGCCGCATTGCTGGCTTTTTCTTCCTGAGTCGGTTGGTCAGCTCTCGTCGTTCACGTCGACTCAGGGGTTTTGATAAATCGAGTTCCGGTGGATCGCTTTCGCTTCCCGTACAGTTATTGACAGAACTCCGAGGGACGGCGAAGCCGTCCTGAAAGTCAACGGCCAAATCAACGGCACGCTTCGGAACAATTTTCCACTGCGTAAGCCGGGTTAAAATCGGAGTGCCTGCGCCAATGGTGGAATCGTACACACCTTTGATACAGACTATTTCCTCACCATACTGATTAAGCTCTGTTCGCGGCTCGTAAAGAGTGCGCACCTGTAATTCGTCCCGACGGACGAAAGGTCCACCTTGAGCGTTAACATAGTCAGCCCAGCGGCCATAATGAGCTGCGTCATGTACTTCGGCGAATTCAACACTAAGCGCTCTTGCTGTTTCCGGGTCAGCCATTTTTCGAAGTTCCCTGTATACCGTCACAGGAGCACCGCCGATAAACTGAAACTGGCGGATATGCCAACGAGCCGCCCATGCTGAAACGGCGGGGGCCGTCTCTTTTAGCAGCTCACCGCTTTCGTCATCGGTTTCATCATCGAGAGCGTAACCGTCGATATTTTTAGAAATGTATTTCGCAACATAACCGGTGGCACTGCCTTTCTCCGGGTCGATAGCTTCGGCATGAAAACGAGCTTTTTTAGCCTTGTCACTTTTAAGCTCGTGGCGGTCTTCCTCCCATGCATAATCGCGGATGATTAGGCGCACGCGCTCGACGTCTTCCGGCAACATGAACATAAGCATGTGCCAATGCGGAGTTCCGTCGTGGTGAGGCTCGGCAACACGTATGCCGAAAATACGGATTTCTTCCCGGTGCAGTTTCGCGCGGATGCGCGCCCAAATACCGGTGAGATAATTTTGTGTATCAGCCGGGCTGGCACCTTTCCATTTAGTATTTCGGTAACCCGCTTTAGTTGTTGCGTGATATTTAGACGGTGCGGTCAGAGTATAAAACTCCCCAACATAGCCGAGTTCATTGCAGATATTTTCAAAACCACGAATGCGGGTCATAAGTTCACAGCGGCGTATGGCTGGGTTAGCGACTGAGCCGTCAAATTTGTCAATCAGGCTGATGCGGTTGCCGTCTTCATCTTCGAGATCCAGCCCCCTGAGGAACTCGCGCGTGCGGCGCTTTTGCTCGCGCCAGTCAGTCACACAGTTTTTACTCGCGTAGACGTGCTTTTTCTTGCTGACGTTGCCTACAGCAATTTGCAGATGTTCGCGCCATGCAGCCGCAATGCGACGCAGACGACCACGCCACCACCCCTCGTTAAACATACGAGCGATAGCTGGTGCTATTTCATCCTCACTGACATATTTTTTTGCAACTCGCTCCCAATGTGGCGGGGTAACATTGAATTGCAGGGAAATAAAGCCAGCACGGATATACCAGGTGTACAGCGTTTTAAGCTCGCCAAATCCGTGGCCATCAATGTTGGCAAGTTCACCACGAATGAAATTAGCAATATCAGCGGCCAACAGGTCAACATCAGCGCGCGACATATCAGGGAGGCGGTTATATCTGGCGACCATATTGACCATGCGTGATGCCAGATAATGCATAAGCTGGGTATCAAAATGCCCCCCGAAAACAGCGGTTGATACATTGCTGTTGATGCCAGCGCACTCATATTTTTTTGCGACCAGCTCAAGGCGTGGTAATGCCTTTTTGCAGAAGCTGATTAAAAAGGCATTGGCTCGTTGATTGCCCTGAGTTTGCTCAAGCACTGCAGCGGTGCGATAAACATCAAAACGCACGCACTCAGGCTGCAGAGAAAGCACCTTTCTCGCATGCAGCAAAGCCGCGAACATACGGTCGCGGCGATACTGTTGGTCATAGGTAAGATATAGGCTGGCTATTGCCGACCGTGGAGCGTTCCACGGGTAAGCATATTTAACGCTTACCCGCATAGACCCCCCATTTGCCTACGCTGTATGCTTAGCATCACATAGCCAGGAGCCCACTCGTTAAGGTCAGTTACATGAGTCACTAGCACGTAGACATAAGCGCCGGTAAAACCGACCCTTTGCTGGTCATATTCGCAGGGGCCATACTCGTTTAAGCAAAGTAAATCCCCGGCAGAAAAAGCGCGGTCAGCAAGACGAAACTCGGCTTTTTTCGTTCCATTGATGACAGCCTGAAAAAACTCAGGCCGGATTTTTAGTTGATGTATTTTCCTCATACTGCCGCCTTGATTGAGGAGGCGCATGTTTCTCCGATACGCTCGATTTCAGCGGCCATTGCATCAAGTGTGGTAATTGATGACTGCTGGATATGGTGATGAATCAACCCGGAAATAAGCTGGTTAATTTTTGGGCAATATCCGATAGTGTCGAGCCATTCCTCGCCAGCATTTTTACCTGATTTAACGACTTTTTTTTCATTCAGGATGAATTGATACTGGTCACTGGTAATAACCCATTTGTCATCTATTTCGATTCGAATGCTCATTTACACGCCCCTGTAGTGCTTAGATTTGAGCTCGTCGATTTGCTGACAGGTCACGCACAAATCCACGCCCGGAATCGCAATACGGCGAGCTTCCGGGATTGGTGCGTCACATTTTTCGCAGAAAAAACGGGAAGGAGCAGCGATACGGCTGCGCGCTTTGTTGATGTAGCGTTCGCGGTCTTCCTGCTCACGCTGTTGGGCTAAATCAATTTTGTCAGCCATTAGTGCAGCTCCTGTGATTCGTTTTCGTAGCGGGTAGCCTCGGAACGCAACAGTTCAGCCACTTCAAAACATGTCATCCGCTTATTCGTGATATGCACGGCCAGTGCTTCAAGACGAATTGAAACTGCGAGGGCACGGTCTTTGCGTTCCTCTTTTTTGGCATCTGTCAGCAATACGGCCAGTGCGTCGGCATCAGCTTTTAAACTATGGGATTCGGTATTACGCATAATTAACTCTCCTGATTTCGGGCAATAAGAAGCCCGGCGGGTTTACGCCAAGTAATTACTTTTAATTAATTAACTATATCCAAATACAACAGCAGGCTTGCTTTTTAACTGTTTGATGATTTCGGCTTTTAATCCATCTTTAAATTCTTTGCAGCACTCCCACTCAGGGTCAACGCGAAGTATCGCGCCGTCGCGGGTTTTAATTTCAAAACCTTCTTCCATATTTGGAATCATGGCACCTAAAACAATCCTTAATTCATCGCGTGACATGTTTCACTCCTTTAATAACAAAGTGGACAATACGAATAATTAAAAAACCTGACGATTTCGGCGACTTTGTTTTCAGCCCTTTTAATAATTCGGACTGTGAGCGGCACGGGTGCCAGCGCTTGCCGTCCTTACCTGCGATCCAGCCGTGGCCGTAATGCATACCGGGGCTTTGCTTAACGAGCAAAGACGCGAATGACGGTTCACTTTTCAGCATACGCACCTCAAATCAGACCAAACGATGCGCCAATACCGCTCATGGTATCGACCACGCTCGACATGGCGGGATTAGTCTGCAGACGTGCATGCAGCGCCATTGCCGATAATGACAACATGCGAATCCCCGCATTTACGCTAGCAATCATGTTTTGTTTTTTGGCTGGCGTGAGGCGGTCGCCGGAAACTGCACCGCTTGCCAGTTCGCCAAGTTCACTCATTGCGTGCATGACGTAGGATTGCAGTTTCTCTTTTGCCAGCTCGTTGACCGGTACGCATGGCAGACAATGGATCTGCGCCAGAAAACCATCGACGAGGGTCGAGTCTTCGGTCAGGTCTGTCAGCGTCCAGATTTCACGCGGCGTTAACTGGTGCGGCTGTTCTGGGTTGAGTTTGTTGTAAAGCGTATGCGGCTTGATTCCGGCTTTATTCGCTAGTTCTTTCACGTTATGAGTAGCTGCGAATTTTCTGCAGGCCTCGTCAAAGTGCGCATGTGACGAAACACGAAAATCTAACATGCTGTAACTCCCTTTAACTTGCAAAATCAAGTTCAGCTAAGCGATGACTGTTAGTTGATATAACGGCAATCGATAGCTTGCTGGGTCAGTTTGTCACGCCATGCTTTGACGTTGATAAGGGTGCGGCTACGCTTAGCGGCTTTTTCTTTGTTGGTAACATCTTTGGTGGGAGCTTTGAGAAGGACGCCCTCATCAATCCATTGCCAGACCAGACGCTCGCTAACGCCACGGGCGGCGGCGAAGTCCTTTACTGACATGGTGTCTAACATCGCTGTACGAATCATGTTTTGCATGGATAGCTGCATCATTGTTACAAGCGCGTTGAACTGACCAGCGTCTAGCAATACAGTTTGATTTTGTGAGTTTTGTGCGTCATGCAGCGGGATTGATTTTGCATCTGACATATCGCATTATCTCCTGTTGTTTGAAATGTAGTGCAGTGGTGTGCATCTTGGTCGATGAGCACCAATATAGATCGCTAAATTTTGGTTGTAAACAAAATTCTTGTTGGTGTGATATGTCTAAAAGTGATGTTAATGCGCCTGCCGCATTGGAACGAGTCCTTTCTGCATACGGCTTTAAGCAGCAAAAGGAACTAGCCGAAAGGCTTGGTATACATGCAAACAACGTGAGTAGTTGGCTTGCAAGAAACGTAATCCCAAGCAACGTTTTCGTTGAGTGTGCTCTTGATACGGGGGCTGACCTGCGATGGCTAATTAATGGTGAGCTTGCAAATGCAAGATTTGAGGTGGTGAAAGCTAAACTCAAAGGAAAGCAACTCTATGATGAAATCATGGCAAATGGAGGGAGGGCGGTTCTGCGTCGGATTCTCGATGCGTATGGTTTTACTCTGCAAAAAGAGCTTGGCGATTTATTAGGTATATCTTCCGGCACTATAAGCACTTGGGTTAGACGCGATTTTTTCCCCGGTGACGTGGTTGTCACTTGCGCCCTTGATACTGGCGTATCGTTAGAATGGTTATCTACCGGAAAAGGCCAAATGCGTAATAGTAATGATGGTGAACCGGCAAATGCTTTAACGATTAGAAAGTGCCGCCTCGAGGCGGGCGAACTCAAAGATATCGGACGCTGGACTCCTGATATATCTATGGCTCCGTCAAATACTGATGATTTAGTGTTTATCGATGGTGTGAGCACATCTTGGCTTGTTGATAGTTCTAACTCGAAGATAGGAAATGGTCGCTGGCTTATTGGTATTGATGGCGCACTCGATGTTTTTGACGTAATCAGGTTGCCAGGTGGAAAGGTCAGGTTATCAAATAAGTCTGCTGAGTTTGAATGTAATCTCTCAGATATCACACCATCAGGTGCGGTTATTTTTACTTTGGAAAAGCATGTTTAAGGAGCAGTAATGAAAAAGTTTTTATTTTTGATGGTCTGTATCGCACTTTCTTCCTCAGCCTTAGCCGCTGATAAGTTTAAAGAGATTGATAGTAAATCTTTTGGTGATAAATGGCCGCTGACCTTTGAGCATGCAAAAGTATCATGTGTAAATAGTCACTACGTTTTTGTTTATGACACTGATACGGATGAACGCTATCCCCTAAGCGGCATGGCTAAGAACGCCGTCAAGTCTGGAAAAATGGAAGGGCGAGATTTAAAAGAAGTGCTAAAAAAAGACCCTAGCGATCCATTAGAACGCGCTGATATTGGTCCGGTTTTCAGTGAAGCCATAGCGCTATGTGAATAAAAATATTTGGCCTCGGTGTAGCTATGACAGTAAGTAAGCAAAAAAATGGTAAATGGTTATGCGAGCTTTATCCAAATGGTAGGGAAGGGCGGCGTATACGTCGGCAATTCAATACCAAAGGTGAGGCCGAGGCATTCGAAGCATTTACGAAAAGTGAGAGTGAGGATAAGCCGTGGCTTGGCAAGAAAGAAGACCGGCGGCGCTTAAGTGAGATAATCCAGCTTTGGCATAATCTGCATGGACAGGCTTTAGTTGCAAGTAAGTCACGATTGGCTAAATTGCAGATTGTATGTAATGGTCTTGGTGACCCTATCGCATCCCGCCTTACTGCTAAAGATTGGGCTCACTATCGTGATAAACGGCTTCGTGGCGAAATAGATAATGGATATCACAAAGACCCTGCAAAATGGATCGCCAAACCGATAACCGTTAACCGTGAGCAGCAGTATTTAGAAGCTGTTTTCAATGAGCTAAAGCGGTTAGGGGAATGGAGTCTACCTAATCCGCTTGATGGCATTCGTGTCTTTAAAGAAGCTGAGAAGGAAATGTCATGGCTGACTTTGTCTCAACTCCCTGAGCTGTTTCGAGCCTGCGAGCAATACGGCAAAGAAGACCTCACCATGATTGTTAAGGTGTGCCTTGCTACCGGCGCTCGATGGGGGGAAGCGGAGAGATTGACCCGCCCGCAACTTTCTCCATATAAACTGACGTTCACCAAAACCAAAGGTAAGAAGAATCGCACAGTTCCTATCCCTAAATGGCTGTACGACGAGTTGTCCGAACGTCAAGGCAGAATGTTTAAACCCTGCTATCAGGAGTTTAAAAAGATGCTCAAACTAACGAATATTGAATTGACGGAAGGGCAGAAGACGCACGTTTTGCGTCATACTTTTGGTGCGCATTTTATGATGAACGGCGGGAATATACTGGTGCTGCAGAAAATTCTCGGGCATGCCAATATTCGAGAAACAATGAAGTATGCACACTTTGCTCCTGACCACCTTGAACAAGCTGTCACCCTCAATCCGTTATCGCTGTATGTTGGCGACAATGTGGCGGCAGAGGTTGCATAACACTGCAATTCATTGCATTAAAAATTACTTTAACTAGTTGTTTTATATGATAAGTGCTTGTTTGCTATGGGGTGTTAATAGGAGCGTCTTAACTAAGAACGCGCTTTCGCAACATCCGAAAGCTTGTAGAAAAGAAGGGGCTGGCATTACGCTGGCCCCTTTTTTATGGGGTTGCTCCACGCCATAGACGGTTGCATGATTAGTCTGGGTCAGTGGTCTCAACGCTGAGTCAGAAACGGCCAGGCCCGTTCCTTAGTTTAGCGAGCGTTCCGCACGCCGGTGTTTAGCCTGATACATATTTCGATCGGCCAGTTCTTGTAGTTTTTCGGCAGTGGCATGTTCCCATGTCAGCGCAAAGCCAATACTCAGGGTCATCGTTATTCGCTGGCCGTTATGCAGTTCAAAAGGTCGATTAAACGCCTGGGATAGCGCTGCGCAAATACGTTGTACTTCATATTCCGAATGTACATCGTAAAGCACCATCGCAAATTCATCGCCGCCGAGTCGGTAAGTCTGATAACGGCTACCACCGAATTCCGCTAATCTTTTGGCAACCTCTATAAGTACGCGGTCGCCTGCCGCATGTCCCCAGGTATCATTAATATATTTAAAGTTATCGCCATCCAGAAATAACAATGCCGAACTGCTACGAGCGGAATTGTCCTTCATCAGCGCGTTAATACAGCTGCGAAATGCCGCGCGATTGGCAAGCCCCGTCAGCGGATCGTGCAGCGCGGTACGTAGTAACTGGGCATTTTTAGCCTGAAGCCGTAGCTGCCATTCTTCCATCTCATCCAGAAGGCTATTGAAATCCTGCGCAAACAGGTGAAATTCCGCAATACGCTCATCAGGTACCCGGCGTGAAAAATTTCGGTTAGTGCGAACGTCGTGTACAACTTCAGTAATATTTTGCAGCGCATCCACAACGCCATTGTGCAAATAACGCGTGAGCAGCAGGGCAATGCCGGATGCCAGCAGAATACATCCTGTCAGCACTGCCAGCGATAGCCAGATAAAATGACCAATAAGGCTGTCGCGGGCGACAAGCCGTACTTCGCCGATGGCCCTGCCGTTGTGCCAGACGGGTTGCGATACCGGCAATGGAAAAAGCCAGTGGCTAATTAAGCCGATGAGCTTATCGTCTGCGGCTCGCGCATCATAGCGCCATGAGGCGATAGTACGGCCATTTTTATCGCGGACCTCCGCCGCTGAAAATTGTCCCTGGCGTCCCAGTGTGGCGAGCGTTTCCGCTGCGGCCGCGTTATCGGAAAATACCAGTGCCGCTTCAAGGCTATGGGCCATTGTGGCGGCGGTCAAATCGAGATTTTTTTGCGCATACTGTTTGAGCGTAAGGACAGACGCAACGCAAATTAATAGCCAGATCAATGTCATTGTAAGCAGCACGCTGATTATACTAATCCGCCGTAGTGTGCGTTTAAATGTTGGCCTGGACAGAGAAAATTCCTTATTCAT